GAAACCGCGAAAGTGGGCGTGAAAGCCGACGACCTCGGCGCGAAGAAATCAAAGTCGGGCGCGGTGGAATACGCGCAAGCGATCGAAGATCTCAAAACGAAATTCCTTTAACCATGACGCAACGAGCTGAAAAAACCGAGAAGCAAAGAACGATACAGCAAAATCGAGCCATGCATAAATATTTCCAGCTGGTTGCTGATCGGCTTAACGAGGCTGGCTTGGACATGAGAATTGTGCTAAAGCCAGAAGTAGAAATCCCATGGGCGGGCGCCTCTGTTAAAGAATACCTCTGGCGCCCAATTCAGAGATTGATGCTACAGAAAGAGAGCACAACAATGCTCACGACCCGCGACATCGACCGTGTATACGAAACCCAAAATCGTTTTTTAGCTGAGAAGCACGGGGTGTCTGAGCCATGGCCCTCATTTGAAGAAATCATGGGAAGTCTTGAAAATGAAAAATAAAATACTTCCAGGGTTTACAGGTCACCATCATTCGGAAGAAACGAAAGCTATGATGAGTGAGTCGCATTTGAAGCGTGGAGATCGTCCTCCTGTGATAAAAATGTATGGAGCGAGCAATCCTGCTTGGAAAGGAGGGGTGACGCCCGAAGTGATGCGAGTTCGTAGATCATTGGCTTATCGAAAGTGGCGAACGGAAGTTTTTGAGAGGGATAATTACATATGTCAGAAATGCGGAGTGCGAGGTGTGAAGTTACACGCTGATCATATCAAGCCCTTTGCTTCCTTCCCTGATCTTCGGCTAGATGTTTCTAACGGGCGCACCCTCTGTGTGCCATGCCACGTGGCGACCCCTACCTACCTCAAAAAGCCGAGAAGGTTATCCACATCTGGCGTCCCGACGGCATCGGGGGTATAATTAATCCATGAATAAAAAACAACGAAAAGCGTTCGCGCAAGTTGGCGGACGGGCAGTATCGAAAGATCGCGATCATATGGCTGAGATTGGACGCAAAGGTGCAGCCGCGCGATGGGGCAACAGAAAGAAAACTGGTCAGGGTAGTCCCAATAAGGTCGATAAGAAAAAGAAATCCAAATAACCATGTCAGATACTAAACCAGAAGTTTCCGCGCAGGAAGCTGCGGCCGCGAAAGAGGCAGAATTCCAGGGGCGGGTGAAAGAGTTCAATGCGGAGCTGATGCCCCTGTTGAAAAAATATCGCCTCGGAATCGGCGCGTCGGCATTCTTGATGCCTGACGGCCGCGTGGGCGCTGGTCCGCGCCTGTACGACGACACGGCAAACGTGGCAAAGCCAGCGGAAGCTGCTGCGCCCGCAGAGCCAGCGTCGGCAAAAATGTCGGAAGGATAATATGGAATTCATCGCTGGCATAATCGTCGGGGTTCTTCTTTCTCTTCTCATGGCAGTCATCGTACTGGCCATGATCGGAATAAAGCAGCAAGCCGACGGCACGAAAAAAATCGTGATGAAAAGCATCGATGAAGCGATCGGAGTAAAGCCGAAAGGATTTATTTATATGCCTCCCGATGAAGATGAAGAAGCGCGAGCCGCGAAGATCGCAGAAAATCAACGAAACGGACGAACCACAAAATTATCAGACCTATGAATAAAACAATCATTCCATTGGGCAAGCACGTGACAGTGCGCCCCGCGCCAGCCGAGTCGCGCGAAAGCGCCGCTGGCATCATCACTCCCGCCAACGAAAAGATGAAGGATAAGTGCGAGGGCACGATCGTGGCCATCGGTGACGAAGTCACTCATCTCAAAGTCGGCGATGAGATCATCTATGAGCAGTATTCGAACTCAACCGAGATAAAGTTCAGTGGCAGCAAAAACGAGGTCGATCTGCTGATACTCCATACGGACGATATCGTCGGGAAGTGGAGCGACGGAAAAATTAAAAAACAAAAATAACATGCCAGAAACATTTACGAAAGATGAAATTTGGGAAGCAGTATTGCAGATGGGCGGCGATCAGGAAGATTTAACGCCCGAGGAAGCTGAAAAATCTAAATCAGAGTTTTTCGCCCTTCTCGATGCAGTCGCTAAAAATCGTGTCAAAGTTGCGGATGTTGGCACTGGCGATGCAAAGCCAGAGGATGCCGAAGATAAAGGCCAAGACGCAGCCGATCACGACGAAGCATGAGGTACGATTGCCGTTATGGACTCCCGCATGACACCATGATCCTCGGCGAAGACGCGAGCGTGAAAGTGGAACGATGCAAGCTCTGCCGCAAAGTGTTCCGCTGGAAGAAATTCAACGGCCGCGTCAACAACGTCGAATATCTCAAAGTCCATGCCCGCAATTTCGCGCAGCATGATGGCCGAACCAAGCAGCTGTATATGAAACTGTATCATCACGATCAAACTAAACTCACAATCTCACCACGATGAGCCAAACAAAAACTGAAATAGTCTCGAATCCGTTTCCCATTATAAAGTCCGCAGTCGACAGGATGGCGAACATCGTAAAGCAGACCTATGGCCCTGCGGCCAACAAGGTGATAATTTCTAAGACCACGCATTTCCTCGTGGTCGATGACGGCGTCCAAATCGCACGCGACGCCAAGTTCGAAGATCCGAAAGAGGATGCCGTCTTGAAGCTGATACGCTCGACGGCCATCAAGACCAACGATCGCGCTGGCGACGGCACGACGTCCTCGATGATCATGCTCCAAGCCATCATCGATCAGGTGTCAAAACGTACCCGCTGGGAAGGCCACAAGATCGAAGCAGAACTGAAAGCCGCCAAAGATGAGGCGGTCGCACAGTTGCGTGAAATGGCGAAGCCCGTCAAATCCCTCGATGATCTCCAGAAAGTGGCTCGCACGAGCTTCAATGACGAAACCATCGCCAATACCATCGCCTCAACGTGGCATAAGCTCGGCGCCGAAGGCGTGGTCACGGTGCAAGGCGGCGTGGGCTACGACACGACAGTCGAAATGACCGAAGGCCTCAAATTCTCGCGCGGTTTTATTTCGCCCTATATGATCACGAACGATCAGCGCATGGAAGCTGTAGTGGAGAAGCCGTACATCCTCGTGACTGATTACAGGTTGACGGAAGCGGGCGACGTCATTCCTATCATGGAACTCCTCGCGCAGCAGAAAATCATGAGCCTCGTGATCATCGCCGAGAACATCGAGCAGTCCGCACTCGCCACGCTCATCGTGAATAAGATGCAGGGCAAGTTCCTGACGGTGGCAATCAACACTCCGCCAGCCGAAAATCCAACACAGCTTCTCGAGGACATCGCCACCCTCACGGGCGCACGCATGATCTCGATGCATAAAGGCGATAAGTTCCAAGAGGTGCAGCTCGCCGATCTCGGCCGCGCTGATCGCTTTATCGCATACCGCGACAGCTCCGCGATCGTGAAGCCGAAAGCCGTGAAGAAAGTCGTCTATGAAAAGCTGGCGGAAATTAAAGCCTCACTCGAGGCCGAAACCGATCCGAAGGTGAAAGAATCAATCTCAAAGCGCATCGCGTTTTTTTCGAGCAAGATCGCCGTCATGAAAGTGGGCGCCGCGACACAGGAAGAGCAGCGTGCCTTGCAATACAAAGTCGAGGACTCCGTCAATGCAGTGAAGTCGGCGTACAAGGGCGGTGTGGTGCCAGGCGCTGGCCTCTCGCTCGCGCGATTGAAAACCTCGAGCGAGATCCTCAATGAAGCATTCCAGTATCCCTATCGCCAGCTGATGGATAACATGGCGCTCGAGCGCGATCCAAACCTGATCGCTTCGAAGTCTTGGGCTATCAATGTTCGAACTGGAAAGAAGGGTCCCTACATGCAGGTCGGCGTGAGTGATCCCGTCGATGTTCTCATCGCTGGCATCGAATCCGCCGTCTCCATCGCCTCGTTGCTCGTCACAACCTCTGGCATGATCGTCGAATCAGTCGTCGATATAAAACACGAATAATATGGAAAAAATCGGAATCTTGGCATTGATAGCGGGAATCGTGGCAGTCGTAGTGCTCGTCGTGACCTATGTGCAGATGCTCGTGGCGAATTATCTTATCTCCTATTTCAGCGTCCCGATTCGACCGCTCGATTTCCTTGCGAGCTTTTGTATCTTGCTTCTCTCAATCGTTTTATTTGGTCGCTATAATTCATCATCAAAATCATGAGCTTCATTGATCAAGTGCGTGGCGAAATCGAAATTTTGAATAAGCGCATTGTCTTGTGCAATCAGCTTATCGCATCGTATGACGGCGCAGCATTGGCGGAAGTTGAGGCATTGCCGCAAGGTCGAAAGAAAACTGCCCCCCCCCTCCGATGAACTCTGTGAATGTGGCCGAGAAAAAGGTCATCGAGGGATACATCGTGGAGGCAAGATAGAAAAGAAAGGCGCGAAAAACGGCATGACGATGGATCAGATCCGCGAGATAGTTCAATCGCTGAAATCCGAAGGAAAGAATTCAATCGATTGCGCCAAAGAGTTGGGAGTAACACTCACATTAATTAATAAAGTTTGGTAAATTTATGAAAGATAAGCACGCTCGCGATTCAATCGTAAAACTTGCTCGCATTCTTGGCATATCAGCTGATATCGATTATGGCGGCAGCCTCGAAATCGATAAATGGTCAAATCTCGACGGCGCCGATCCAGAAAAGCGGCCGATGACCCGAGCAGAAGTGAAAGAGAAATGGAAGAATCATATCGAGAAGATGCAGCAATGGGTGGATGATAAAGAAAAGGAAATTTCGGAATTGAGAGCATTGATCTTCATGTTGGCGGGGCACATGGATCTCGAATTGTTTGAGGGAAAGGAATTTAGGCCGAAACAAAAAATAAAAGCAAAAAAATCTCATGTCAGAAACTAACGACCAACCCTGGTGGATTAAAATGACCGACGATGAATACCTCACGTCGCTGGTCCAGCCCCTCTGCGACTATCCGATCTCAACCGACCGCAAAGTCGATGAAATGGGCGTGCTGCTCTCGCTGCGCGTTGACCTGCGGGATATGGGCAAAGTCGTAGGCCGTGAAGGCGCGACGGCGAAGTGCATCCGCCATCTTCTCCGCAATTTCGGCGCCCCGCGCAATGCGCGCATCAATTTGAGGATCGAGGAACCCGAGGGATCGACCCACGTTCGCCAAAAATCGAGCCAGGACGAGCTATAACCATGAAAATCGAGTCCTTGCCCATCTCAGCCATAAAACCCTACGAACGCAATGCCAAAGAACACCCGAAAAAGCAGATCAAGCAGATCGCCGCTTCGATTGAAGAATTTGGCTTTAATCAGCCAGTGGTCATCAATGCTGAAAACGTCATCATCGTTGGCCACGGTCGTTATCTTGCAGCCCAGCTCCTTGGCAAAACTGAAGTACCGTGTCTACGTGTTGCGCTCCCCGAAGAAAAAGCGAAAGCGTATCGCCTAGCTGATAACAAGCTGAATGAAAGCCCTTGGGAGATGGATCTCGTTATCGCGGAACTCAAAGAACTATCACTCCAACTCGTTGACCTCACGGGGTTCGATTCGAATCTCGTGCTCGAAACGCACGAAGACAAAAACGACGTAACGGTTCCCGAAACGCCGACGGCAAAACATGGCGATGTCTATGAGCTGGGCGTTCACCGATTGATGTGCGGCGACTCGACGAACCCCGAGGACTATCGCAAGCTCTTGGGCGATGAGCGGCCGCGATTGATTTTCACCGATCCACCCTATTCGATCGATTATCAGAGTGAAGCAAAAGCATTTCAGAGCGATCTCCACATGGGATACGAAGGCAAGATATTGAACGATAACAAATCCGCAGAAGACGCATCTAGATTCTATCGAGAAAGTTTAAAAAATCTCTACGAATTTTCCGCAGAAGACGCATCGATATTCTGGTGGTTCGCGGCAAGATGGTTTGATATCAATGTCAAGGCATTCGCCCAAACTGGATGGCACTATTCACAAACGGCCGTGTGGCTGAAAAATGCGTTGGTATATTCGCCAGGGCAATTGTTCCATCGAATCTACGAGCCATGCCTTGTCGGCTGGAAAGAAGGCCATGACCATTTTCAATCGATGACGTTCTCGAACATCACGGAGCTGTGGACGCTCGACAAAAAGAACTTCGCGGACTATCTCGACATGTGGTATCAGAAGCGGGATCCGACGTCGAAATATCTTCATCCAACTCAAAAACCTATTCAATTAGCAGAGAGAGCTTTAAAGCGTTGCTCGGAAAAAGGAGATCTTGTATTGGATGCTTTTGGGGGAAGTGGTTCAACGTTGATTGCGTGCGAGCAGCTCCACAGGAAATGCCGAATGATGGAATTGGATCCCAAGTATGTCGATACGATTATTCGGAGGTGGGAGCAATTCACGGGAGGTCGAGCCAAAAAGGTTTAAATGTGATATAATAATGACATGGGAAGACCATTTACGGGGGGATCATTGACTGCAAAAGGATATCGACGCACATGGGATGCTGTGCAAAAGCGGCGTCGCATGGTTCATGATTTAGTCTGGGAGCGAGCCAACGGATTAATCCCGAGCGGCATGGAAGTTCATCACAAAGATCATGATCGGCAAAACAACTTGCTGGCAAATCTTGAGCTGGTCAATCGTATAACCCATAAGCGTATTCATGGCAATTGCGAGCTACGAAATGGGGTGTGGTGGAAGCCCTGCCGTCAATGCAAAGTGATGAAATCAGTCGATATAGATTACTATCCCCACAATGGGGGGAAATGGATACAACCGATTTGTAAAAAATGTCAAATCGAAAATTCTATTAAAAATAAGCAAGCCAGAAAATTGGCTGCGGCGGCTATTTAATCTATGGCTATAACCCAGCGGCACAAGAATTTAATAGCCCGAGGCATCCGCGCAACCGCGGCAAGACGGCGAGATAAAAAACTCCCAGAATTAAAGGCGCTGTTCGCGCTGGGCATGAACCTTGAAAAATCCTTGCAGCGCATAGGAATTTCCGACACGACCTATTATCGATGGCTCGATGAAGTGGACGGCTTACGGGAGGAAATTCAGCGTATAAAACTCGACCCGTTAATCCAAGCGCATCAGACATGGCGCACCGCATTGATCAACGATCCGAAACTCGCGTATGAATACCTCAAAACCAAAGAGCCTGATGAATTTAAGACACCAACGACAAAGGTCGAATTATCAGGCAGTGTTGCCTCGGGCGATACCAATCCGAAAATGGCCGACGCTATCGCGGTGGCCGTGACGGATGAATTGCGCCGCAGGAACATTGAAGCGAATAAAGACGATGGAAAATGACACAAGCAAAGAATGTCGGAAAGGCGACCACGGCGACTGCGAAGCCAAAGAGTGCGCGTGTCCGTGCCACGAAGAGTGAAGTGAAGCTGGACAAAGACCCTATCGGTTGGCATTTCGTCGGAAAAGAAATCAGACCAATGCAGAGCGGCGTCATCCTATCGAAAAGCAATTGGGATATGCTGATTAAAATGACTGAGAATCGGCAGATCAGAAAATGGCGCGTGGCATTTTGGATAGCGTTCGCAGGATTTATAATAATGGCGGCAATGAATATATTTAAATGAGCCCCGAAATAACATCATTCAGCGATATCGACCATCTCCCCACGAGCGAAGCTCCCGAGCCGCCGCGCATGAAAATGTCGCATGACTTGCCGCCGATGCTCGACGCGATCCGCGCGAACGGCATGGATCCCGTTGTCGAAAAGACATGCTTCACCTATGGCGACGTTATTTATAATCCAGGCAAATTGAATGTGCCGCCCGATATGTTCGCCCACGAAGAAACGCATAGTTTTCAACAAGGCGGCAATCCCGCGGGCTGGTGGTCCCGCTATCTGACCGACCAATGGTTCCGCATCGATCAGGAAGTCGAAGCGTTCGCGGTTCAATACGTGTGGTACGGCCAGCACGTGAGCCATGACCGCAATGCCCGAGCGCGATTTCTATTCAAACTGTCTGCGCTCCTCGCAGCTCCAACCTACGGCAGCGTGATCGGGTCGATCGCTGCACAACGAATGATCCAAGCAGCTGCTGGAAAGGTAAGACTGTAATATAATGAACTTATGAAATGTAAACATCAATTTATTAAAGTCGCCGACACGTCCCGAACAAAGGCTAACTCGACAGGTGCGATGCGTACTGATTTTTTAAGTGGTATTATTGTCGTATGCGCCGAGTGCGGCGAAGCGCGAAATATTTATGAAGATGGATCAGTCTGGTTGCGTGGTAAAAATGGCGACTGGACACAATTAACCTAATGCCAATCACCGCAATATCAAAAGCTACTCCCGCAGACGTCCTGCAAACTGATATTACGGCGTGGATCGATTTTAACGAAATAAAGAATGAAAAGGGCGACCTCATTGACCTCACAAAAGAGCATTATTTTCTGGCCGACATCTTCCGCGACTCATCGCAGTTTCTTGTTGTGCTTAAAGCCGCCCAGATCGGCCTCTCTACTCTCGAGATCCTCAAAAACTTCTATGATGCATTCAAGCAGAAGATGGATATTATCTATACTCTACCGACGGACAGCGACGTGAACCTATTCGTGGGCGGCAAGGTGAACCGCCTCATCGCGCAAAACCCTCCCTTGCAAAGCATGGTGAAAGACGGTGACTCGATCGAGAAAAAGCGCGTCGGTTCATCGATCATTTACTTCCGAGGCACGTGGACGGCCAAGTCGGCCATCATGATCACGGCCGATCGGCTGGTCCATGACGAAAAGGACAGCTCGAAGCAATCGGTCGTGAAAGATTATGAAGCGCGTCTGCAGCACTCAAAGCTGAAACAAAAGCACGTATTCTCCCATCCCTCCGTACCGAACCAAGGCGTCGATGTCGAGTGGCAGATGAGCGACCAAAAAGAATGGTTTATCGTTTGCCCGCATTGCAGCTTCGAACACTACCTCGCATGGAACACCGAAGATCCGCGAAAGATGAGCGTTGACCTCGGTGCGCGAGAATTTATATGCAAAAAATGCCACGGCACGCTGCGGAAGTCCGATCGAGCCGTCGGTCGCTGGCTTCCGCGAAAAGGACGCGAGAATCAGCCGTATAGCGGCTATCATATCTCTCTCCTGATGGCTCCATGGATCACCGCTGGCGAAATCGTCGATAAGTGGAACGACGTGATGGAAGCTCGGCAGACGATTGACTGGTTTTATAACAAAGTCCTCGGGCTGCCATTCGCTGGCTCTGGCAATGCTGTCTCCGAAGACGCCATCATGGGCGCATGGACGCGCGATAAGAATTTATATAAAGGCCGCATGATCGTGGGCGTAGACACTGGCGTCGCTCTGCGCTATGTCGTAGGCAATGAGCAGGGCTTCGTGGGCTTCGGCGAAATGAAAGGATACGTACCGAACGCACAGCTCGGCATCACGCTCGAGCAATCGCTCGAATACTTCCTGAAGAAATTTCCTGATTGCGTGATGGTCATCGACCAAGGCGGTGATATCATCGGGTCGCGCCAGCTGCAAAAATTATATCCAGGCCGCGTGTTCCTCTGCTTCTATGTGCGCGACCGCAAGACGCAACAGCTCATCCGATGGGGCGAGAACGAGGAAAGCGGCCGCGTGCTCGTTGACCGCAACAATATGATCCAGCTGCTGATCGATGAGTTCCGCGAGAAGCGATTGCACCTCTATGGCGGCGCGACGAAAAACGAGTGGTGGGATTACTGGCTGCATTGGTCCCATATCCACCGCGTGATGGAAGAAGATAAAGCCACGCAGAAAAAACTCTATACGTGGGTGCGCTCCGATCGCGATGACTACGTCCACGCATCGGTCTATTGCCGAGTCGGCATTGATCGCTTCGGAAAGAAAGGCGAGATCCTCGGCGCTGATCTCACTCCCGAGCCGAACAGCTACATGATGAATCCCGACGGCATATCGGTATCGTTCGATCCCGATGCCATGTTCCGAAAACCAGAAAAGGCCGTAAACCCATACGACGATCGCGATGACGGCGATTGGCGCGACCGATGATGGAAACAATCAATTATCTCCAAGTCGTCAAGGAAGAGATGGTGACGATGACGATGCCGAAATCCCTCCGCGACAAATTCCTCATCATGATTCAAGGCGGTGTGTTTGACGCGGAAACCGCCCGCGTTACGCTCAATTTTCACGAAGGCCACATCCAATCGATCAGCGTCGATCGGCGCACCTATATCCATAAAGATATCCCCAAGACGCGCACTTCCCATCTGCCGCCGCCATGATATACTGATTCCACTATGAGCGCCGCATGTAAAAAATGTAAATCAATCAAACTGAAGATCTGGCTCGATGCCACTTCTCCGAAAACTGGCCGCAAGCGCTTCACGCGCAAGTGCCAAAAGCCATGGTGCGAGGACGGCATGAAAAACTTATCCACACCCCCGCCACCTGACCAAAATTCCATGAGAGGCGTATGCTGAATATAGCTCAAAGAAGGAGGAGCTATGGAAAAAAATGGAGCGCTTTATTGTGATGAATGTCACCTCTGCATCATGCGGCAACCGCATCGTACTGTTAGTCGGGAGGCGAGTGCTACTCAACCTGCACGCACCATCCACTTCCACAATCGCTATAACTCGGACTGCTGGTCGAAGGCACTTGCCAAGGCGCGGGCTGCAGCCCCGAAACAGCTAAATCTCCAGTTTGGGAAGGAGGTGGTCTAATGTCTTACGACGAACGTGTAAGGATGGCGCACATCGTCGAATTTCTGAAGATCGCCATCCTTAATTCCAATATCCATTTTGCCGCTATTGAACCTCTCGCCAAAATCCTCAATGAGCTTTCGGAGATGGCATATCCAGAAACGAAAGCTGCATAATCCCACCCCACGTGCAGCCGCGCACTCCCCAACGCGGCTATTCTTTTGTAAAGAAAAATACGCCCTCACGGCGTATTTTCTCGGTTGATCTGGCCGATAAGGCGACTTACGGTATGCGCCCTTGCACAATATAACGGAAATGTGTTGTGATAGTTACGCCCACCCTATTGTTGACATCCTGAAATATGGTATTATAAAAGCAAGATCGGATCGCGCCGATCTGCCAATAATTTTAATATCTTAGCGGCTCCCACTTTGAATTAAAGCGAGCCAATCCTCTCACGAGGGTTGGCTCGTTTTCTTTCATAGCGGCCGCACCCCATCATGAACGTAGTCTTGGACGCATTTTATAGCCTCGGCCGCGACCTCAACAAAACGAAAGGAGGCCAAGGCGGAGATAGTACCCAGCAGGGCATCGTCTCCGAAAAAATGCCTGAGCTGACGCTCGACATGCCTGATGATGAAATCATCAAGCTGACCACAAAATGGGAATCCCGATGGCTCCAGTCCGAAGTGAAAGCGGACATGGATAAGAAAAGCCTCGAGAACGAAAATTATTGGAAGGGCTATCACTACCAACGCCCCGAAGTAGATAAGACGCGAGCGCTCATTGACAACGTCATCTTCGAAGCTCTCGAAACATTCCTACCTGCTGCCACTGGCGAAGATCCCGAGGCGATGGTCGAGATCAAAGGCAATCCGCCCGAGACGACCCCGCAGCAGGATTCGTTCGTGCAGTTCATCCACGAAAAGCTCGCGCAGATTTCCGACACGATCCGCTTGCGCTTGAAAACGAAGCGAGCCGTGCGCCATTGGGCACTCGATCTCGTGGGCGTGATGAAAGGCGGCTGGGATGTAGTCCATGACATCCCGACGGCGAAAATTATTCTGCCATCGAAAGTCATTCTTGACCCGCAAGCGACGATCGACGAGGACGGATACACTGGTGATCCCATCGGCGAATACCGCAAAATGGCGGCTGGCGCCATCATCGAGATCATCGACGGCGATAATGCTGGCGACGGCGCGGTGCAATTTTTGAAAGATTTGGTAAAAGACGACCTTTCGACGGAGCTGCAGTTCATCGAATGGTGGACGAATGCCTATACGGTATGGACGATGAATAAAAAGGTTCTCTTGAAAAAGAAGAACCCGTACTGGAACTATCCGACGCAGCAAAAGCTGCCCGACGTCGAAGCGTTGGACGACGAGGGCGAACCGATTCCGCCCGTCGCTTTGCCGCCGATCCCAGGCATCAACCACTTGGCCGCGCCCAAAAAGCCATACTTCTTCCTCTCCGTTTTTAATCTTGGCAAGCGACCGATCGACGACACGTCGCTCATCGGCCAGAACCTTTCGAATCAGGACATCATCAACAAGCGGATGAAGCAGATCGACAAAAATGCCGACTCTGCGAATAACGGCATCGTGGTCTCGCTTGAGAAGTCTGGCTTGACAACTCAACAGGCAAAAGGCGTGACGGAAGCATTGCGGAAAGGCGGCACGGTCGCCGTGCCCTCGGGTTCCGCACAGGAAGCGATTTACCGACCGCAACTGCCCGAGCTGCCAGCTATGGTCTATAACCAGCTGCAAGACACGCGTATGCGCGTTCAGGGGATCTTCGGCACCCAAGGCCTCTCCGCCCAGATGCCAGAAAAAGTCGAAACGTATCGCGGCGCGATCCAAGCGACGACGCTCGCCACCGATCGCATTGGCGGCGGTGTCGGAGAGTACATCGAGCAGATGCTCGACGACTTCTTCAACTTCTGCGTTCAGATGCTGTACGTCCTCGATGAGGAAACGATCGCGCAGCTCCACAATCCGCAATTCCAGCAGGGTCCGCCAGCTCTCCATGTCAGCGTGAAGCCTGGCTCGCTCCTGCCGAAAGATTCCGTGACGCTTGCGAACCAAGCGATCGACCTCACGAAGAGCGGGAAGATGGCGCTCATCGATCTTTACAAAGCTCTCGACTATCCGAATGCGGAAGACCTCGCGGCAAACGTATGGCTCGAAGCCAACGCGCCCGAGCTGCTCTTCGGCGACAATCCTCTGGTGCAGAAAGCCGTGCAGATGAAATCGCAGCAAGCCGCACAGGCGGCGCAGATGGCGGTCGCCGCGCGGCAGAAAGAGAGCGAAGCCAAAGTGAGCGAGTCGATCGCATTCAAGGATCTCCCGCCCGACGGCCAAGCGCAGATGGCGGCCAAAGTAGGAATCATTTTGCATCCCGAGGGGATCGCGGCTCACGAGGAACACGAGAAGGTGCGCGAAACGGCGCATGAGGTCGTGAAAAAGGTCGTACAACCGCCCATCCAGCCGCAAGTTGGGGGCGAAACAAATCCAACACCATAATTATGAGAAAAGTAAAACCAAAATCGACGGATGAAGAATATGGTCCCTTGCGCACCAAAGGTGCAAATGAAAAAATCTATCCGAAGATCCGCATTCACACCGATCATTTGCCCGAGGCGAAAGATTGGAAAGTGGGCGAGTCCCATGAGTTGCACCTGCGGGGCAAGATGGTCGGCCTCTCGCAGTCGAAGTTCCAAAACGAAGCAGAATTTGAGGTCACTCACCTCGAACCTCATGATAAGGATGACGAGGAAGAGGATGGTCGCGACAGCGATAAGGATGATGAGAAAAAAGAGGATGACGAGGACGATGAAAAGTCGGAGGAGGGCGAACAAAAAGACGAAAAATAAAACCATGGCACAAAATATTTGTAAAACTGGGCACGTGATGAACGATGATGTCACGTTCTGCCAAATTTGCGGCCAGATTTCGACGACCGATTCCAATGCCACTTCCGATCTCACGACGAAAGCGGCAAATAACATTGCTCCGCCGAGCACAGTTAAAAAACAGAGTAAATAATCATGATGCCTTTCGAATCACAATCGCAAGCACGATTCATGTTTGCAAAACATCCCGAGATCGCGAAAGAGTTCGCGTCGAAGACTGCGAGCATCAAGGATCTGCCCGAGCATGTGAAGAAAAAAGCGGGGAGTGAGAAAGGTCGCCCCGCCGTACCAAAATTAAAACCAAAATGAATACATTGACATCCCACGAGCGCAAGGAGCTTCCGACGAGAACGTTCGCGGATCCCAAAGCTCGAAAATATCCCATCCCGAATGTTGCTCATGCCCGCGATGCGCTGTCGAGAGTGAGCGCGAACGGGTCGCCGACGGTGAAAGCGATGGTACGCGCGGAAGTGCATCGACGCTTCCCTCAAATAAAGGAGAGCAAAAAATAATATGGGATCAACACCAAGTGTCTGCCTCAATGGCCATGTGATGAATCTCGATTATACTTTCTGCCAAGTCTGCAATGCACGGGCGTCAACCGACAATTCCTCGACCGATATCAATACGCAGACCGCCGATGAAACGGCAAATCCGAATGATATCACCGATGAAACGCAGAATTTAGACGCAGCGGATCAGTAAAAAAATAATATGCAGGACGTTTCGTAGGCAGCGTCCATAATAAAAAATTACCTCCGCAACACTAAAACAATGAACGAGCATATCGAATTCAAACGCGAGGGGCAAACCCTCGAGGATCTCAATAAGAGTAAGGAAGGCTCTGGTGCAGGAGATCAAACCGAAAAGAAAACTCCCGACAATGGCGACGACAAGGGTGCGGGCGGTGCGCCCGAGACCAAGCCGAAGCCATTCAACGAAGATCCCGAAGTGCAATCGTACATCCAAAGGCAGGTCGAATCTCGCCTCTCGGAAGTAGAAAAAAAGCACCGAGCAGATCTCGCTGCAGTTCGAGCGGAGATCGCAGCGGGCCGCAAGCCCAATGTCGATGCTGAAAAACCCCCGAAATGGTTTGGCGGGAATCAAGAGCAGTGGAAAGATTTTCAGACGTTTATCGAAGAGCGAACCTCGAAGAGCGGCGAAGGCGTGATAACGAAATTGCAGGAAAACGCCCAGCAATCCGAGCAAGCTCAGAAAGAAGCGACTGATTATCTCTTCTCTGAAATCGCCTCGATTCAAGCGGACAAAACGCTGAACCCGAAAGCGATCAAGATCGAACCCGAAGCTCTCTTGAAAGTTGCCCTCGAAAACGAGCTTATCGACACGAAAGGGCGGTGGAACTATAAGGCGGCATGGCGCATCCTGCGCCCTACGCTCGAAGCCGCAGCCCCGAAGGACAATGTCGATAAGGATCGCAAAAAACTCGCAGGTGCGAGCGTTGCGAACGACAAAGGCGCAGACCCAGGCGCCAAGCCCTTCAAAACCTCGGAAGACTTCAAAAAGAAGCGTCCGTGGTAGCACCAAAAGTCGCAAACAAAATAAATTAACTTCACCAATTTTATGGCTGAATTATACGGACAACGGATCCAGACGACGGTGCAGACCGAATATCTGCCCTATGTCGTCGACACGATCCTTCGCTCCAACGTTCTCTTCCAGCGCATTGTGCGAGCTGGCAAGGAATGGAACGGCCGCACGTTGCGCGTGCCAGTGAAGATCTCGAAGAACACGACGGGCACGTCCTTCCGTGGCTTCGATACCTTCTCCACTGCGCCGACCAACAATCGGCAGTTCATGGAGTTTACCCCGTCGTTCTACCAGATCACCTGTGCGTTGCCGGGCGACGAACTTTCTGTGGCTGACACCGAGGACAAGGTCCTCGACCTCATGAAGCTCACCATCCAGTCTGACACGGAAGATATGGCGGACGATTTGGGCACCATCTTTTATGCAGATGGCACTGGCAACAGTGGCAAAGACCCATTGGGTCTCACCGCACTCGATGACGACGGCACGAACGTCGCAACGCTCGGCGGCCTCTCTCGGTCGACATACCCCACGCTCAAGGGCGTCAACACCGCTTCTGGCGGCACGATGAACCTCGCGCAGTGGGACACGCTGTGGATGAACGTCACGTCGGGCACGATCAAGCCGACGGCGTTCTACACCACGCAGTCGATCTTCAACTTCTATGGGCAGCTCATCCGCCCGCAGGAGCGCATCACGAAGACCGCCTCGATGATCAAGGGACGGGAGTCGGGAATGCATGGCACGACAGGGTTCGAATCGTTGGATTACAACGGTCGCCCGATCCTCTACGATGAAAAGTCAACGACGGGCATCCTCTGGTCGCTCAACGAAGACTATCTCGATTGGTTCGCGCTTCCGTACTACAACGCGAAGCCAGTCGCCTATAAGTCGCAGATTGAGGGCAACGATTATGAGGCACCGATCGGTCTTGGCTTTAGCTGGACTGACTGGATCATCCCTGCGAACAGCGCATCGGTGGTCGGCCACATTTACTTCGGCGGCCAGTTCGTCTGCACCAACCCGATTCGTCAGGGTAAATTGACGGGCATCACGGGGATCTAGTCGCTCCCTAGCACTTAAAATTCTATGGTCCAACTATTAGAAAACAATCTCCCCGTGGTCGAATCTGATGGCTTGAATACCAACAAGAATGTCACCTTTGGCGGCACTCTCGCGGTAACGGGCGCTGTCACCATTACGGGGGCATTGGCCGTGACGGGCGCCATAACAGGTCCCCGCGTCTCGAATATCATCAACAGCGCCACTGTTGGAGCGACCGTCGTTTTGACGACCGCCCAATCGGGAAGCAAGTGCATCAACGTCTCGACAAGCGGCAGCCCCTCATGGACGTTGCCCGTTGGCGTTGCTGGGACTGAATTCACCTTTATCTGCGGTAATACGACGGCTGGTTTTACCGTCACGAACGCAACCCAGGTGATTCACTTCAAGACCTCTGCTTCGGGCACGGTGCTGACTTCGACAACGACCCTCACCAACACGCAAGCCACCGCGATCGTAGGCGATTTCATCGCTCTCGTGTGCGATGGCACCGCATGGTGGATGATGGCAATCAGCGGCATCTTCGCAGCTTCATAAAGTCGAAATAAATTAATCAAAAAAATCTATGTCTCACATCTCTTCTTTGGCTGGTCCGCAGATCACTCCAGGTCAGGATATCCTGATCGACTCGACGACTGCGACCCAGACTCTCGGAACGTACATCGAAACTGCGGACGGCCGCGGCTTCCGATATGCGTGCGTAGGCGCCACGGCACTCGTGCCTGGCAAGCTCTACCAGTCGCCCGTGCAGGACACGACGAACCAGAACCCTTCGGGCGGACTGGCCGTCGCTGCTGCGGCGATCGGTGCGACGAGTGTGACTTTGACTGGCTCCCTCACGCTGGCGCTCAATCTGATGGCAGGTGGATTCCTCTCCGTGAACGTGACCCCAGGTCAGGGTTATCCCTATCGCATCAAGGGTAATACGGCGGTCAGCTCGGCGGCGAACTGCGTCGTTACCCTCGATGATCCGTTGGTCATCGCCCTCACCACTTCTTCGAAAGTCGTGATGACGATCCATCCGTACAATGGCGTAGTTGTGAACCCGACGACTGCCACTGGCTCGCCAGTCGGCATCGCCCCGTTCACGACCGCTGCCACTGACTTCGGCTGTTTGCAGACGCGTGGTCCGTCCGTCTACTTGAACGATTCCTCGACTGCTGTCGGTCTCGGCCTCGCGCCGTCCGCAGCGACCGCAGGTGCGCTCAAGACGATGGCGGCTACGTTGCCTCAAGTCGGCTATGCCATGCAAACTGGCGTAACGACCGAGTACGACCTCTGCTATCTCACGATTGGCTAGACCAATCTATCTCATCCCCCGCCTCGAAAGCGGGGGATGGGTGATGAGAGGGATCAAATTAAAGCGGCACCGATCCCCGCCGCGCGGTGAACAAAAATGATGCGGCATCACCACGCATCCAATACCATGAAAATAGTTAAATTCGTCAACGCAACCGATACCGATTTCACA